GCGGACGGAGAGACTCGAACTCTCACGCCTTGCGGCGCTGGAACCTAAATCCTGTCTCGCACCTCAGAAGCGCTTATATTACAACAGTTTACGCCGACCGCAATCACTTAAACTGTGCCAATCGTGAAATTCCTTTTCACGTTTTCCATTTCCGCGCTTCACGTTTCCGTCACGCCCGGCATTTAGCGGTCCGACTCATAAGCCGCGACGCCGGTCCCTACCGCCCGCCATTCGTCCTGCGGCATACGCGAATCACAGATGAATACCTCGACCTCCCCGCCTTCTTTCGGCTCCGCAGGCCGAATAGCAGCATGCCGGAGAATCGTCTGCATGTCCGGTACGTAGCTGCTCTCCGAGCCGTGGAAAGACCAGAGGCCATGTTTCCCAGCGCTGCCCACCTGGTGGTCGAGTTTCACCGACCAGCCCTTGAATCGAATGACCAGCATCACCGAGCTCCGTAGGAAAGGCCGTAGTCTACTCCTACTGGCATGCTCCGTTGGCAGCCAGCAGTTGAGCCTCATACCCGATCCGCTGCCGCCGCTCGGCCAGCAGCGCACGGACCTTGGTCTGTAGGTCGTCGCTCTTCTTCAGCCCAGCCGCTGCCCAGGCCGGCACTTCTACCGCCGGCACTCGGCACGGCACCGCCACCGGCACATCTACGCGCACCGTGCGCGGCTCGGCTTCCTGCCGGCCGGCGCATCCCGCCAGCGCGAACACCACCAGCATCAGCACTATCCTCATAGACCCAACTCCTGATCAATGACCGCCTCGGCGGCCGCACACTGCTCGCCGGCGGTTCGTTCACGTAGCAGGCGCTGGGCTCCGGCATACTGCTCGGCGGCCTGCTGTCGTCCCCGATCCACAGCTTGCGCGGCATCCCGGGCGCGCTGCTCGCCGGCCAGGCGGAGCGCGGCAACCTGCCGGACCTGCTCCGCCACTGCGGACTCCAACTCTCCCCGGGAGGCACGGCAGGCGACCAGATCCGACCGTGCGGCATCCAACTGCGGCCGGTAGTGCCGCGCTCCGATCCAGACACCGCCGGCGGTGCCGAGGCCGACCAGCACCAGGCAGGCCAGCGCGATCGAAATCACGCGGGCCGAGATCACGACAGCACCGCCTTGGCCCGCTCCCACAGCGCCAGGCGCTCCGCCTGGCCGTTCGTGCCGCCGTTGATGCGCCGAGTGATGGCGGCGAACTCGCCGCGGTCGGCCAGGTCGTTCAAGCCGTGACTGGCCCACCACCAGGCCGCCGACAGCGCAGCGAACTCCGGCTGCTCGAGCAGCTCTGGTTCCTGCTCCAGCGGCTGGCCCAGCCCGGCGCCGGCGGCGCGGTAGTTCGACCGGCCGGTGATCTGTAACAGGCCGCGCCCGCGGTACCGCCAGCCGTCGCCCGATGCCTCGTCGCCATTGCCGTTGCGCGAGGCGTAGGCGTTGTTGGCGATGGCTCGGGGGTTGCGCGCCAGGCGCTGAGCCAGGGCGTTGGGCTGGCTGTCGGCGCCGAGGTACCGGCTCGGCCAGGTCGCAGCCAGGCCGCGGGCGCTGTAGTTGAGGTTCTCCACCAGGCGGGTCAACTGGCCGCTTTCATGGCCGATCTGGGCCAGAAACGCGGCGACTCGCACAGGCGACGTGATACCGAAGCGCGTCATCCCGCGGTTCAGCGCACCAACAAAAACGCCGGCGCGAGGGCCGGCGTTCGGGAGGATTTGCAGCAGTTGCTGCTCAGTGATAGGCATGCTGATCTCCAGGCACAAAAAAAAGCCCGCAGAGTGCGGGCTGGTCATAGAGTCTCGGGCTGCATCTCGGGAGGTGCCGGCATCGACAATCGGACATCGATCCAACTGTTGAGCGGGACATCCAGTGGGGCGCCCTTCCCGAGCACCATTTCGCCGTCGTCACTGAGTGTCCAGCGCTGTTTGAAGAGCCGGATGGTGACCGTCCCATCCTCAGCCTGTTCGCTGTCAGTGATACCGAGTGGGCGACCGCCGTCGGGAGACGCAGGGTCGATCACGCGCCAGCCCTCTTTCGCTAGCCCCAGGCTACCAGAGACCTTGTAGACGCCAACGGCGAGCCGTTGAACAGTAACGCCGCGGGCCTCTGCGTTGGCTACACCCCAAGCCCCCGCAGGCTCGAAGTCCAGTTCGTTGAGGTCCGGTCTCAAGCTCCCATCAACGTTGGCGATACGCACGACCGGCGATGCAGCACGAAGCGTCCCGTCGGTTGCTCTCGTCGTGTTTATAGTCGTGTAGAACTCGAAAATAGGGGCAGACGAGAATTTCCCGCACCGACCTTTGACCGTAGATGCCGGCACCTGGCCGAAAAACATCTGCGCTCCTCGCAAGTCGGATCCGTCGTAGCCGATCGTCAACACAGATCCGTTGCTAATGCCAGTTGCCACGGAGTCAACAGTTGTCGAATCGAATATCTCGACGCTTGTCGCATAACGATGAATCGATGGTGCTCGGTCAGGACGCTCAGAACCAATCCCGAATGCGCCGACCGGCATGGCGTTTCCAAGCATTGTACCGATATCGGCCTGGGCGGCGCTGCGCAACTCGAGCGAGTTCCTCGCCTGGGCCGGCGTCGGTGCCGTTGCCCACGGCTGAATGCCGGCCAGCGTCCCTCCCCACTGGTTCGCTATCAGGTTGAATCGATCGCTCAGCTCCTTGTCGTAACCCAGGATTGGCGCCACCGCATAGGGCTGGCCGCTAGCCGTGCTGCCCCGGTAGTTGGGCTTTATCGACATGACCGTCGAACTGGCGACGTTGCTCACTTCGTAGAGGCGCCCGTCAGGGGCAATAAAGGCGTCGCCTACCCGGACATTAGAAGAAAACTGAGTTCCGGTGCCGGTGACGGTCGGGCTATTTTCTGTCACCGCGACGGTGCCGGTTGAATACCATGCCATTTAAGCCTCCATCAAATTACGCGACAACAATGAGTGGCCAGTTGAACTTAAATCCGATCTCATCCGGAACTAACGAGGAGACGAAAATCATGGCCCGGGAATTGTACAGGAACCCTATACGAGGGGGTTCCAGAGTATAGATATGCTTTAGATTAAAATGACTCACCAGAAAATAGGTGGACAACCCATATGGATATGGAAGTGCCCATGTTTGCATGTGCATACCTCCGGGCCAATTAGGGTTATGGGCGTATAACTCCCACTCCTGCGCCCCTCCAACAAACCGCACAATCTCGCGATTACTGTCGAACATGACACGCGACTGAGCATCGAATACATGCATGCCCCACCCTCCTATACGGGGTAGCATGACTGCTGCGGCCTTCCACTTTCCTCCATATACCGGCGGGTCGGTATCTTGGAAACTAGACTGGTAAAACGCAAATCCAGACCAAGCCCCAGCCCCTCCCAGATGTCGAAATCTATAAATCTGGTGAGGCCCATTAGGACAGAAGTATACATATGGCTCGTATGGCGAGTTAATTGGCGCCGAGTAGTTTACAACAATTTCCACCGCTCCTTGAACGCCATACACCCCACCTTCAACAATATGCATGCAGGGGTTTGAGTCATCGATAATTGTTTGCCCATTGTTCCCTCGAACAAGGATACCGTAGCTCATGAGAACATTACCGCATGTAGGACATAGGTAACATTTGGAGATCCGTCTCGCAAAAACGTAATTACATTTCCAGATAGTCTATAGGAAGGGACGTTTCCAAATGGGTAGCCGCTTGAGATTAAGAAAACTACACCACGAGCGGGATCAAAGCCGGGAATACTCACTGCCATTCCTCCTGTGATCGCTCCAATCGATTGTCGATATACAGTCCGCGCCGACTGGCCGGTGAGGTCCATCACGATCCCTCCGGCTGCGTTTCGAATTCGGATGCCATAGCTCATGCGTCGAGATTCCCGATCTGTACCCGTAACACCAGGTTCGCGTCGTAGACTTTAACGGCCTCCGCTGTCTGCCTCATGAAGCCTCCGGACGTTGCGCTGTTCATCGTCAAACTCCCTGCTTTATCAAGCTTCCACAGCGGCTCGCCGTTGGCACCGAGTGCGGTCGACTGAATCACGTTGCCGATCTTCGCGTTCGTAATCGAACCGTCCTGAATCATCGCGTTGTTGATGAACATCTGGCCTCCGACGATCGAGACCGGCGCCACGGTCTGCCCGCTGGAACTGTTGAACCAGAGGAACCGATCAGCCTGGAACGCCATGGTCGTCACGCTCGTACCGCTGTCGAACCCAAGCTGGAACCCGGTGGCGTACTGCTGCCCATTGGCATGGGCCTGGAGCTTCACGCTGTACATCGCCTTCACGCCCTGATCCAGTGACGCTACAACGCTCTGCGTGGTCTGAATCGCGGCCCCGTTGGCGCTCGTTTGCGCCTGGACGGTCTCTACACGCTTCGCCTGCGCCTCGATCTCATTCGCGCGCACGATGACCTCGGTGGCTGCTCGAGCAATGGTGTCCCACCCCTTCAGTGCATCCGCTTTCTCTCCGGTAGCCGGCTCCCGGCGCGCGGCTGCTTGCAGCACGTCCAGGCTGGAGGCACTGGACTGAACAACACCGTCGAGCTCTTCAATCGCGGCCGCATTCTCAGTCACGCGTAACGCAAGGGCATCGACCGATTCGACGAGCTCGCCCACATCAGCCCAGTAAACGGGGTTCGGCGGCGGATTGCCCGCGGGAACGTCCTGGAGGGCTTGATAGAACCTGCCGTTCAATCGAACGATCTGGCCCTTCTGGTATACCGTGCCGGCGTCGTAGTACTGCTCCATCAACTGGTCGACGTTACCGCCGATTTGCTCGATGTTTTCGAAGAACTGCTCGCCGAGGGCGGACTCGACGTACTCCTTGGTGATCAGTTCGTTGTACTCGCTCGCATCCGTCGAGCTTATGCCGTCGACCCAGGCCGACCAGGGGCCGACGTTGCCGGTCCTGTCGATCAGCCGCCCGCGGAAGGCCAGGCGAGCGCCGGCCGCCAGCGAGGTCAGCGTGTGGGTGTCGGTCGGGTAGGCGAACAAGCCCAGGGCAGTTGCGTTCTGCTCGCTGCCGCCCGGGGTAACCGACTGTTGGATCTCGGTGTAGGCGGTGTCCGCCGCGCCACTGGCCGGGAATCCCCACTCCAGGCCGATCTTCCACGGTCCGCTGGTGGTACGCAGGAACGCCAGCGCCGGCGGCGCGCCGGTCTTACCGCTGAGCTGGGTCAGGATCGAGCTCTTCCAGACCGACGTGATGTCGAACGCCGACACCGCGCGCACCCGCGCCAGATAGCCTCCTGCGTAGATGCCGGTCACATCGACGCTGGTGGTGCCGGCACGCGGCAGGCGGATCCAGTTGCCGCTGTCCTTCTTCCACTCGACGTCGTATGCCACCGCCCCTTCTACAACAGGCCAGGCGATGGTCATCGTGCTGACCGCCAACCCCTGATCGAACTGGTAGTGCGAGGTCAGCGTGACGCTCGCCGGCGGCGCAACTGTGGTGATCGGGATAACGCTGATCGGCCGGCTCTCCAACTTGGCACCAGTGTCGATCGCCGAGAACTTCCCGGGCTCATACTGCAGAGCGGTGATCTCGAAGACACCCCGCTCCGGCTGGCTGACTTTCATCACACGGTAGAGCGGCACCGCCAGGTCGTCGGCATCGAGGGTCCAGACCAGTTCCGGTAGCGGGGTCTCGCTGTAGGCTGTCGTCACGGTCACCGCGCGCCCGGTTACCGACTGCACGGTTCGCGCCTCAGCCTTACCGCTGGGCAGGTTCAGGAGCAGCCGGTCGCCAGCCTTTGCCTGGGTATCGCGATCCAAGGTGATCACTCGGCCAGCAACCGCAGAAACCCGCCCCCCAATCTCCCGTCCAGCCAGCAGCGCGTCAGCCACCGGAATCACCCATCCCGGCAGCGGAATTGCTCCGTCCATCCCGGTACGGAACGTTATCGTGCGATCCTGGCTGTTGGTCAGGATCGCCCATTTTCCGCGCCGCTGGGCCTCACTCTCGCGGGTGCAGCCGATGGCTGCCACCTCGACCGGGTTGTCGCCGTAACGCCGCTGCAGGCGCTTATCGGTGGCCACAGCCACGTCGGTGTCGTAGTTGTTCGCCGGATTGTCGTAGCTGACCAAGGCACGGCTGTAGCGAGTGCGCTCACTGGCCGAGCCGTAGCTGAAGCGGCCGTCGATGACATTGGCCCGGGTGTAGGCGAAATCGACGTCGGTGGCGCGCGGGATATCCGCCTGGATCTTCAGTTGGCCCTGGGCCCAGTACGCCATACCACGGTAGATCGCGGTGAGGTCACGCAGCAGCTCCCAGGCCCCGGCGCGGCTTTGCAGGTTCAGGTTGCAGTTGTGTCGCGGCTCCTGGCCGCCCTTCCCGTCCGGCACCAATTGGTCGCAATACTGGGAAATCCGGTACATCTCCCAACGGTCTACCATCCAGGCCTTGATGCGTTTACCCACACCGAAGCGATCGTTGGTCACGATGTCGTAGGTGTGCCAGACCGGGTTGTCGGTCCAGGCCTGTTTCATCGTGCCGTCCCAGATGCCGAGGTAGGCCCGGGTCTCCGGATCATAATTGCTCGGCACCTGGACCTTCCGCCCGCGGCAGTCGACTGTGACAGCCGGAATGTTGCTGAACTGCTCTGCGCTGAACTCGACGTACAGCAGCGCCGTGTTCGGGTAGCGCAGCTTCGCGTCGATCACCTCGGTGTAGCCGGCGATCAGCATGGTGTCGGCGATGCGGTTGTTGTTCTGATTCGGCGTCAGGCGGCGGACGCGCACCTGCCAGCCATTGGTGGCCGCCGGCAGGTCGATCCGGCGGGAACGCTCGTAGCGGGTGGTGGTCTTGCCATCGACGGCCTCGCGCAGCACCTCCTGATAGGCGCCGCCGTCGGTGGCCAGATCTACGGCATATTCGATCCGGTACCCGCCGATGTTGCCGTTGGTGTCCTGCTGCTGGAGCGCTGGCCAGGCGAAGCGCAGACGCACTGCGGAAAGCTGGGTATTGCTCAGCGAGCGCACCCAGGGCGTATCGCTGCGCAACTCGACGTTGACGCTGGTTTCGTTCTCAACGGCAGGGATGCCAGGGATGTAGTCCTGGTCCACCGCCCCCGCGCGCCACTCCCACTTAACGTTGGGGAAGTTCAGGTTACCGCTCGGGTCCATCAGTGGGGTGTTGTCGAGGTAGATATCGCGCTCGCTCGGAACGCCGGCGAACTCGCCTTCGCCCACGGCAAGCAGGATCTTGGCCATCGCGACCGAGCGCAGGCTGTCGGGTGCCTCGACCGGCTGTTTCGGCTTGCTACTGCCGCCCTTGCGGCCGGTCAGGTGCTGGTTTTCTGCGCCCATGCTTTCCTCCGGGCATGAAATAG